CTGACCGACCCGATGAACATCATCGAAACATTGCTGCGGGAACACAAAGCCACGCACGACGGCAACCCGCTAGTTCGCTGGACTTTCGGCAATACATCGATCCACAAGAACGGGAACGCCCAGATCAAATATGTCAAGGAGCACCGCGGGCACTCCATCGTGCGTACCAAGCGCATCGACCCGATCACCGCCCTGGTGTGCGGGATGGCGCGGGCGAAGCTGTACAACACCGAGAGCTCGGTCTATGAAACTCGTGGGCTGATCGCATTCTAGGAGGATGGTATGTGGGTTTATATCAATTCAGAACCGGGGGTTTGGACGGTGGGATTCTACTCTCCAGATGGTAAGTGGCATCCTGATAGCGATTGGGATACGCAGGAAAAAGCGGCGGCCCGCGTACATTATCTTAATGGCGGCCAAGAACTTCAATGATCCCAGTCGCATCTCTGCGAGACAAACACGCCGGCCGGCCGGGGGCGGTGCTGGGGGGCGGCCCCAGCCTGAAGAAAGATTTGAAGCGGGTCCCGAAGGATGCCATCCTGATCGCTGTCAACCATCACGCCCTGCAGTATGTTCGTGCAGATTACACCGTCTTCCTGGACGATATCATTCGTTTACCCATTCCGTGGGAAAATATTCACTCCTCAGGTGGGTTATTGGTCAGCCGGCAGCCGGAGAGCGATATCGACCTGGGCGGCTCGACCTGGTGGCAGGGGCGATTTTCCGGCCACCTGGCTTGTTGGTTTGCATGTTGGCTTGGGTGTGATCCAGTGCTGTTATGCGGAATGGATCTTTACCAAAACCCACCACCGGAGGATGACATCAAGAACCTGGCTTACCAGACCCCGCTCGAGGAGCACTTGGATGGTTGGCGGGAGGCGCTACAGAAGTGCCCGAATGCTGGTAGAATAAAAGCGGTCAATGGGCCATTAGTGGAGGTGTTTGGAAGATGGAAGAAATAAAAATTACTGACAATCTACGTTATAAGGTTGAAGGTGATAAAATAATAATCTATTCATACCTTGAAGCTTATTTATATTCTTCAACTTTCGATGGCGATTTAATAATCGAATTTGATGAAATTGACGCAATGATTCTCGCTCTGCAAAAAATAAAAACAGAAAAGGCTCCGTTTCCACCGAAACAGGCTTGACAAAAGTGTGGAAAGAGCGTAGGATATACTTGATTGACCGCCAAATATGGCGACAACTGAACCCTTGCCCCTATAGCTAGGGTTCATTCAGCAACACAGGATTGACGGAGTACTGCCCGCCCATTCGGATCGCAAGGTCCGCCCTGGCGGGTGGTTTTAATTTAAGCCAGAGATTGCCACGCCGCCGGAAGAACACCGTCGGCTCGCAATGACAATGGTTAGCGGAGCGTACATGGCCGAACCAAAACTCAAAACTAAATTGGAAGCTCCTGACATTATGCTTTTTCTCGGCCTGGCCCTGCTTTTTCTCGGGCTGGGCTTCGCCGTCACCTGGCCGGTCGCGGGGGCCGTGACCGGCGCGGTACTGATCGGCCTCTCGATATGGCTGGTCGAGCCCAAGGGGCATATCAATGCTAAGTAGCATTATCCAGAAGCGAAACGTGAGTCTGACCGCCCCGCCTAAATGGCTGCTGGAAAGCCTGGGCCTCGAAGGCGCGGCTTCAGGCGTCAGTGTCACCGTCGAAGGATCGTTGAAAGTCACCGCCGTCCTGGCCGGTTTCACCATCCTGACCGAAGACACCTCCAGCCTGCCGCTGATTCTGTACCGCCGCCTGGACCGAGGAAAGGAGCGCGCGGTCGATCATCCTTATTATGATCTTATGCATTCTGTTCCCAATCCAGAAATGACCAGCATGGTGTACCGGGAGCTGCAGGTGGGGCACATGCTAGGCTGGGGCAACTTCTATGCCCAGATGCTCTGGGATGAGAAGGGAATAGTTACGGAACTCTGGCCGCTCAACCCGGCCCGGATGGAGATCTTCCGGCAGAACGGCGAACGCCGTTATTTGTATTACAAGGACGACGGCCAACGCGTCGCCTTCCGGCAGCAGGACATTTTGCACATCCCTGCCTTCGGCTTCGACGGAATCAAAGGATATTCCCGCATTTCCCTGGCCAAGAACGCGGTCGGCCTGGCGCTGGCCGCCGAAAAATACGGGAGCCGGTTCTTCGCCAACGATGCCCGTCCCACGGTGGTGCTCAAGTCGCCCAAGCCGATGAAACCGGAGGCGCAAAAGAACCTGCGGGACAGCTGGAACGAAATCTACCGCAGCGCCGAAAATGCAGGCAAGGTGGCCATCCTGGAAGAAGGACTCAGCCTGGACACGATCGGCATCGAACCGGAGGCTGCCCAATTCCTGCAAACCCGCCAATTCCAGGTTTCCGAGATCGCCCGCATGTTCAGGATCCCGCCCCACATGCTTGGAGATGTCACCAACTCCACCTCCTGGGGCACTGGCATCGAGCAGCAGGAACTTGGTTATCTCTCGCATACCCTGCGCCCCTGGCTGGTGCGCGTCGAACAGCAATACAACAAGGACCTGCTCCTGCCGGCCGAGCGCACGATATTATTTTTCGAGCACCTGGTAGACGCACTCCTGCGCACCGACATAGGAGCCCGTATGAATGCCTATTCGGTGGCCATCCTCAACGGGATCCTATCCCCCAACGAGGCCAGGGAGGCTGAAAATCGCAATCCTTATGATGGCGGCGACACCTACCGCTTCCCGCTCAATACAGGGGCAGCCGGCGCGCAAGCGGGCAACGCCCCGGCGCCGGGGCGGAGTATCACTCCGATCCTGCTGGATACTGCCGAACGGGTGGCACGGTATGAGAGCAACGAGCTGCGGGATGCAAATGCCCGATGGCTCGAAAAAGGCAAGCCCGAAAAATATCAGACATGGCTGGAAGAATTCTACACTGGCGAGCTTCCGGCTTTCATCCGCCGGTCTTTCCGGGCTTACGTCGAAGCCGGAATGCTGGACGCTGACGTCCTGCAAAAAGTCTCTGCCCACACCGCCGCAGCCCGCCAGGCCAGCGTGACCAAAGACCTGGCCAACGCAAAAACGACCGGGATCGACCCGGATATCTTTATCTGTGACCTGTTGGGAACGATGGACATTCCCGAGGAAGTAATAGAGAAACCATGAAAGAGATACCGCTTACCAAAGGCAAGGTTGCAATCGTGGATGACGACATGTTCGAGGAATTGTCGAAGCATAAATGGTATTGCAGCGAAGGCTATGCCGTGCGAAAGTCATCTCGTCATCTCGGACATGGAATGATCCTCATGCACCGTGTAATTTGCGATACGCCCGCAGGTAAAGAGACCGATCACATCAATGGCAACAAACTAGACAATCGGCGGGAAAACTTGCGGGTTTGTACGTCTTCTGAGAACAAAAGAAATATAAAAAAGCACGCCCACAATACCAGCGGTTTCAAAGGTATTTATCGGGACAGGCGAAACCAAAAATGGCGAGCAAGGATCCGAATTGACGGGAAAGAGAAATATTTGGGTTTATTCAATGATCTTCTCACAGCCGCCCGCGCCTACGATGCTGCTGCAATTAAACTGCATGGCACCTTTGCCAGGCCGAATTTTGGTAAGGAGGTATAGCATGCCTTATAGTGGAGAACACTCTGCGCGATTGCGTGACCCCGAGGATTTCGATCCTGACAGCTTCCGCCGAACCAAGGGCGGGAAGCTCTACGGAAGCATCGATGTGCCCAAAACAATCGGCATCATCTGGGGAAAATTAAAAAATAAGAATACGCCGGAAGACCCGCCCCTGCCGCAGGCGCTGCGCTTCCCGACGAAAGACTGGACGGCTGACGAGGCGCGTAAATGGCTGAAGGATAACAAAATCAAATATATCGCCTTCGAACCGGCCGAAGAGAAAAAGGACGTAGAAAATCCAGAAATCGAACGCCGTTTCCTGGAATTCGAAGTGCGCGCGGCCGGGGACGGGGAGCCCCCCGCCATCTCGGGGATGGCAGCAGTCTATAACCGGGAAGCTGTCATCGCGAATTTCTTCCGGGAAGTGATCCGCCCGGGCGCGTTCCAAAGGGTGCTGAGCGAGAACCCGGACGTAGTGGGCTCCCCCAACCATAACTGGGACGTCGTTCTGGGGCGCACCATCGCCGGGACCTTGAAACTGGAAGACCGGGAGAACGACGGCTTGCATTACAGCATCACCATCAACCAGAATGACCAGGAAGCGATGAACTTCTACTCCCGCGTCCAGCGGGGCGACATCCGGCATTCGTCCTTCGCGTTCACCGTCCGCAAGGAACTCTGGACGACCCCGGAAAATCCCCAGGAACTGCCCCTGCGGGCGGTCCTGGAAGTGGACAAACTCTATGACGTATCGCCGGTCACTTTCCCGGCATACCCCACCACGACCGCCAGCGTGCGGTCGCAGGTCGAGGAGATCCAGCAGGAAATGGTAGCCAAAATAGAACAGGCCAGCCAGGCTGCGTCAGGCGGCGCAGAAGACGGCCCATCCAAAGTGGAAGCCCGCCGCAAGGCCCGCTCCCGCCTCCTGCAGCTGCTCGACCGGAAGTAACCATTCAAATCAAACTAGTACTTTGGCGACTCATGTCGCCAAAGTGGCGGAAGGCTGCTTGAAGCAGCCTCCGCGCAAGGAGAAACTACCATGAAAACAGAACGCGAACTACTGGCAGAGCGCGATGCCCTGTTGACCCAGGCGCGCGAACTAAACACCAAGGCCGAGACCGAAACCCGGGAACTTACGGCAGAGGAACAGGCCACCTGGGACAAGTTCGAGGCAGATATCACCGCCAAAGACAAAGCCATCGCCCGATCCCGGATCCTGGGCGTCGTCCCGCCCCAGCGCCCCGCCGGAGCACCGACCCTCTTGCAGAATCGCCGGGGGGACACCTTTGCGGGTGCCCTTCGGTCATATCTGCAGACAGGTGATGTGCCCGAGTGCCTGCAGGAGAACTTCGGTGGAGAAGGCGTGATCATCAAACGCGCCAGCAATGCCACCGACATGAACATCACCACCCAAGCCGACGGCGGCTATCTCGATCCGACCGGCCTGTACAATGCCGTGATCGCCAAGCGGACCGAATCCAGCCTGCCCGAGAAACTGGGCGTGGCCAAGATCCCCGGCAAGGGCACCACGGTCAACGTGCCGTATGACAACGAGGCAGATGGCGAGTTCATTGCCACCAACGAAGGGGCCGGGTTCGACCTGGACGCCCCGGCGATCGGACAGGCAGCCATGACGCTGGTGAAGTACAGCAAGTACATCCCCCTGAGCGTCGAGCTGCTCGAAGACGAGGACGCCGCCCTGATGGCCTTCCTGGTTGACTGGATCGCCCGCGCCCAGGCCAAGACCTATAACCAACTGCTCCTGGCCGAAGTGGCCTCTGCCGGAACGTCCTACAAGACGGCCGCCAGCGCCACCGCCATCGTGGCTGGTGAACTGGAGGCCGTGGTCTACAACGACACGATCGGCGGATACCTGGACGATGCCGGCTCCCTGGCATTTGTCACGAAACCGAGCACCTACGGGGCGATCAAGTCGATCCTGGGCGATGCACGCCTGTACGGCGATATCGCCTCGCAAGGCCGCCAGATCATGCAATACCCGGCGTACTTCAGCGTCAAAGCCGGCGCGATGACGGCCGGCCTGAAACCGGTCTACTTCGGCAACTGGCACTTTGTTGGCCACCGCGAGGCGCCCGGCTTCACGATGCTGCGGGATCCATACAGCAAAGCAACGACAGGACAAGTCACGCTGTGGATGTACTTCCGCACTGTTTTCAAAGTGCTGCAGCCGTCAGCCGTCGGCTACCTGATCATGCACACCTAAGTCGGTGTGATTGGCCTCACCCCCATCCCCTCTCCAAATGCAGAACCTGCATTTGGAGAGGGGAGAAGAAAAGAGGAAGAATATGAAATACAGAGTTTTGACACCGCTGGCCAAAATAGGGCAAACTTTCGTCGTTGGCGCTGAGATTGAGATCAGCGACAAAGCCGAAGCGGAACGCATGATAGCAGCCAACATCGTGGCCCCGATTGTACGGGGAATCCGTGTAGAAACCGCCGACCTGAAACCGGTCGGAGTGGAAACGACTGCGACTCACGTCGCAGCCGCCAAAATTGGCAGAAAGAAGGGCTGATCTATGGGCACAATCTCGTTTGGAACCGTCCTCGAGGACATGCAGCCGGATCTGTCGCTCATCAGTAATATTGCCGACAATGAAACCCTGACCGGCGCGGGTGTGGATATGCTGGGTTACCAGGGCGTGGTCTTCTTCGCGTCCGCGCTAAAAGGCGAAATAAAGACCTACGGCCTGAAAGCCCAGCAGGATACAGATGTGGCATTCGGTTCAGCGCAAGACCTGGCAGGCTCGAATGTGGCCTTTGCCACCGGAACATCCACGGATGGGTTCGCCTTCCTGGAGATCCACAACCCTGGTGAGCGCTACGTACGGCCGATGCTGGTGGTCCCGAACGTCACCACGCCCAACGCCGTATGTGTCACCGCCCTGCGTTACGGGAAGAACTGGCGGCCAGAGACCAATGCCGAC